CAGAGACTTGCACATCGACGGCAATTGCAGAAGGTATGCAATGCGTGTCCAGTGCAGGCAGAGTGTCGAAACTTCGCAAAGACTTCCGGTGTAACCGCCGGAATTTGGGCAGGAAAGTATTACGGAAGCTAAGAAAGGATAATTATGGACGACGTTGATACTTTCCTCGAACATTTCGGCGTAAGGGGTATGCGTTGGGGTGTTCGCAAGAAGGCGGCTAGCGGTGATGGCAGTGTTGACGCGCCTGCGCGAGGCAAACAGCGATCTGAGGATGCGAGGACTGCGGGTAAGAATTTACAACGGTCGAAGAAACAGGGTGTTGGGTCTCTCTCTAATCAAGAGCTCAAATCTCTTAATGAGCGAATGAATCTAGAGGCCAATTACAAACAACTTAATGCGAAACAGAAGAATGGCGCTCGCAAGTTTGCTGAGGACATTGCGCTTCAGCTGGCAAAAGAAACCACTAAGGAATTAGCCAAGAGTGCCATCAAGAGCGGTGCTGGTGCTACCAAGGAAATTCTAAAGGCTCGGAAAGAACTTCCTATGAGCGCTATGTGGGGAGACTAGGAGGACAAATGGGCTTGTCGAACAAAGCGGTTCCGCGTTACTATGGCGAATTTCGTGACGCAGTTCTCCGTGGCGACTTTCCGGTAAACCGAGAGTTGTCTCTAGAGATGAATCGCATCGATGCGCTCATCGCGAATCCTAAGATCTATTACGATGATCAGGCTGTTGAAGGTTTTGTCAAGTATTGCGAGAATGAACTGACTTTGACGGATGGCAGCGACCTCTACTTGCTGCCCTCATTCAAACTCTGGGCTGAAGAGATCTTTGGTTGGTACTACTTCGTCGAACGCAGTGTCTATCAGCCCTCGGAGAACAACCGGGGAGGGCACTACGAGACGAAGACCATCAAGAAGAGGCTTACTACTAAGCAGTACCTCATTGTGGCCCGAGGGGCCGCCAAGTCGATGTATGCCTCATGCCTCCAAAGCTACTTCCTCAATGTAGACACCTCGACCACCCACCAGATCACCACGGCGCCAACCATGAAGCAGGCCGATGAGGTCATGCAGCCCATTCGGACTTCGATCATTCGAAGCCGAGGTCCCCTATTCGGTTTCTTAACCGAGGGGTCCATGCAGAACACAACGGGGCCTAGGGCTAATAGGCAGAAGTTGGCTGCCACTAAGAAGGGTGTGGAGAACTTCCTCACCGGTTCGTTGCTTGAGGTACGACCTATGACCATCAACAAGCTGCAGGGCCTTCGTCCTAAGGTATCTACTATTGATGAGTGGCTCTCTGGAGACATCAGAGAGGATGTAGTTGGTGCTGTTGAGCAGGGAGCTTCGAAGCTTGACGACTATCTGATTGTGGCAATCAGCTCTGAAGGTACAGTCCGAAACGGTAGTGGCGATACTATCAAAATGGAACTAGCTGACATTCTCAAGGGCGAGTATCTCGCTCCTCACATCTCAATCTTCCACTACAAGTTGGATGAGATTGAGGAAGTCGCTGATCCAGCTACCTGGTTGAAGGCGAATCCGAATTTAGGGCGGACAATCTCTTATGAAACCTATCACCTCGATGTCGAGCGAGCGGAGAAAGCTCCAGCTACCCGTAATGACATTCTTGCCAAGCGTTTCGGTATCCCGATGGAGGGATACACATACTTCTTCACGTATGAAGAGACACTTCCACATCGACCTCGTGAATTCTGGCAGATGCCGTGTGCTCTGGGAGCGGACCTCTCACAAGGGGACGACTTCTGTGCGTTTACATTTCTATTCCCTCTATCTAACGGCTCATTTGGGGTCAAGACACGTAGCTATATCTCTTCGTTAACTCTCATGAAGCTCCCTGGAGCTATGCGAGCCAAGTATGACCAATTCACACAAGAGGGCAGCCTCCATGTTCTGGAATGTACTGTCCTGGACATGATGGAGGTTTACGATGACCTTGAGAAATTTATTGAAGAGTCTGCTTATGATGTTCGGTCTCTGGGCTTTGACCCTTATAATGCGAAAGAGTTTGTCACGCGTTGGGAGCAGAACAACGGGCCGTACGGGATCGAGAAAGTCATCCAAGGCGCGCGCACGGAGTCGGTCCCATTAGGCGAGATCAAGATCCTTAGTGGTGAACGGATGCTCATATTTGATCAGAGCCTCATGTCGTTCGCTATGGGCAATGCAATTACATTGGAGGACACCAATGGGAATCGAAAACTCCTCAAGAAGCGGCAAGAGGAGAAGATCGACAACGTGGCAGCCCTCATGGATGCTTATGTGGCATACAAGGCGAACAAGGAGGCGTTCGAATGACCGATATTTCGAGAGAAGAGGCCCTAGCTCACTTCGGGGTTAAAGGGATGCGATGGGGCGTCAGTAAAGGCGCTCACTATAATATTAACCAAAGAAAAGTAGGCGGAGAAGTAGCCAGGCTTAACAAAGTCGCTAAAGGCAAAGCCGGCAAGATGGATAAAACCATTACCGGGCTTCAATCGCCATTGCTGCTGAACAAGAAGATCGCAGCAAAGCGGAGCGCTAAGTTACAGGCCCATCTCGATAGGCTTGAGTCTGGCCAAGCAAAGACGCTCGATATTCTGAGTATGTATGGCAACGCTAGTCTGCTTGAGGTTGGGCTTGAGTCCAGGAGGATGGCCAAGGAGAGCAAATGAAGGAGACCTCATGAAGTTGAGTGATATTCCACCAGATGAGTTTGCTCACTTCGGGGTCAAGGGTCAGAAGTGGGGAGTTCGTAAGAAGGAAGAATCCGCTAAATCGGCTCCAAGCAAAGAAGAACTTGCTAAGCGAGAGAAGAAAGCTGAGAAGTTTGATACTAGAGCCAACATGTATCAGACACGAATCTCTCAATTACAGAATGTTGTGCCAAGAAATATTTATCAAAAGCGTGCGCAGAATCAAGAGATCCAAGAACTTACAAAGGCTCGAGATCAAGCAATCAAAGATGCCGAAGCCAAGCGTAATGGTAAGTTATCTAGGGGCCAGAAGCAGGCGATCGGCGGAGCAATAGTTGTCGCTAGTATAATCACTGCCGTCTCGGTTAAGAACATGACGGAGAGTGGAGATGGTCGTCGGAAGATTACCAAGGCCAAAGCATTCCTACAGGGTAAAGATCTCGATGATATTCTCAAGAAGAATCCAGCTCTAAGCAATAAAGATCTGACTGCTGAAGCTGTTTGGCACCAAGTCGCAAGGCCGGTCAATCCTAATTATGGAGATATAGGAACTAAGCAGAATTGTCGCCGCGCTACCTTGGCTTATGAAATGCGCCGACGTGGTTATGATGTCGAGGCGACTCGTACTACAAATGCGCGAGGACAGACAATTGCTGGTATGTACAATGCGCTTACAAGACGTGGCGACAAGTTAGCTCCTAGTTCGAATACTGCGGTGGTTAGGAAGATTGCCATCGATCAGGCAATGAGTGAGCAGAAAGGCCGAGAGGCATCAAAATTAACGAAGATGGCAATGAACTCGCCATGGGGAGAGCACAAAATTACCCGAACCGTCGGTAAGGATCTTGCTATCGAGGATATGTCCGAATCCATCTTCAAGTCACTAGTCAATCAACCCAATGGTGCTCGCGGAGAACTTGGAGTTGGTTGGAAAATGGGCGGTGGACATAGTGTGGCTTGGGAAATTATTGATGGTAAACCTGTTATTTTTGATTGCCAATCCAAAAGTATGATGTCGTCGGCGGCAGACTTTGCCAAGCAATACGGGGCAAGTGCCGTTGAACATGCAGGTATTACTCGACTGGATGATAAGCCACTCAATCAGGATTTCCTATTAAGGTGGGTTAAGAATGCTAGATAAAACCCAGGCTGCTGTTATTGTCAAGAAATTCATGCCAGATGGAGAAATCCAGAAGGTGATTGAGTGGAAGAACTTCTATATTTTCCAGGTGTTTCGGCCAAAAGAACCATTGGAGAATGAGTACGACCCTTTCTATTCAGTGGATAAGCAGACAGGAGAATTCAGAGACTTTTCCATATTTGACGATGGTCCGATTGATGAACTTTCTGCTTTGTTTATGAAAGCCGAAGTAGAAAGGCGACAATGAGGAGAGGAGGTGACTAATGGCATACACAATCGGCGGTAGACTCAAACACGCATGGAATGCGTTTAAAGATCGAAACGAAGAAGATCATACTCATCCGTTTGATTTGGGAACTAGCTTTGGTACTAGACCAGATCGACCTCGGTATCATATGACCAATGAACGATCCATCGTTTCGTCGATCTACACAAGATTAAGTGTTGACGTGGCGGCCAATGATATTCTTCATGTCCGTCTGGATGATCAGGATCGATTTCTTGAAGAGATAAAGAGTGGTCTAAATGAGTGTCTAACAGTTGAAGCCAATATTGATCAGGCAGCACGAGCATTTCGTCAAGACATTGCTCTTTCGCTATTCGACAAAGGCGTTATAGCTATTGTTCCTGTGGACACTACTTTGAATCCTGAGTTGTCTGGTAGTTACGACATCAAGACTATGCGTGTTGGAAGTATCGTTCAATGGTATCCTCAACATGTTCGTATTGATCTCTACAATGATAAAACGGGTCGACGTGAAGAGGTTACACTTCCGAAGAAGGTTGTCGCAATCGTTGAGAATCCTCTGTATTCAGTGATGAATGAGCAGAACTCAACTCTTCAACGACTAATTGCCAAATTGAATCTGTTGGACACGGTTGACAACGTAGCGAACTCAGGTAAATTGGATCTGATCATTCAGCTACCTTATGTGATTAAGTCAGAGGCCCGACGGCAACAGGCCGAACAACGTCGGCAGGACATTGAGTTCCAATTGAAGGGCAGTGCCTATGGCATAGCTTATACCGATGGTACAGAGAAGATCACCCAGCTGAACCGTCCGGCCGAGAACAACCTATTGAAGCAGGTCGAGTACCTTACCGGTATGCTGTACAACCAGTTGGGTCTAACCGAAGAGATCATGAACGGCACAGCAGACGAACAGGCTATGCTGAATTACTTTAATCGCACAATCGAGCCTATCCTTGCTGCCATCGTCGAGGCCATGAAGCGCACCTTCCTCACTAAGACTGCTCGCGCGCAGAATCAATCGATCGAATACTCCAAGGACCCA